CGGGCGGCGGTACAGGGGGCGGCACGGGAGGTGGTGTCGATACAGGCGGCGGCACAGGAGGCGGCGATTGCAAAGGCGACGATTGCGGCGACGGCAAAGGCAAGTTTGGCGGCTCTTGCTCTGCAGGCTTCACGTGTGAGGGCGACGTATTACTTTGTGCGATTGCCAAAGAGCAGCATAAGCGCGCGTGCGAGTTATTCGTAAACGAGTCTCCAGAATCAAAGCTATATGACGCGGAAGTCGCTAAGGGTCGAAATCGCGACGTGACGAAAGATTTACCTGGAAATAAAGATGTGGACGTTTCTGGGAAGCTGAGTCAGGACGATTTGCTTGGTGGCGGCCAATGCATATCTGACTTGTCGGTGACTGTGTGGGGCACCGAAGTATCTTTGCCTATGTCCCGTATCTGTCCTGGTCTCGAATACATGGGCTGGGTGCTGGTCGCAGTCTCTAGTCTGGTTGGATTCCGCATAGTTTCAGGTGTAGCACGGGAGTAACAAAAATGCCTGTCTTTCTCGCTGCTTTGGGCGGCATGTTTCTCAACATCGCGGGGAGTCTCGCAGGTCAGGTGCTTATCTCGCTGGGTATCTCGGTCGTTACATACATGGGCGTTGATACTGCGCTTGATCGCCTGAAGTCTGACGCTCTAACTGCGTTTTTTGGTCTGCCACCTGAGCTAGTCGGTTTGCTTTCGTATATGAAAGTTGGTGTCGCAATCAGCATCATTACGTCCGCAGTTGCGGTGCGTCTCAGTCTTGCGGGCATGACTGGCGCGGTGAAACGATTCCGTAAACAGTGAGGTCGGCATGCTGTATCTGATCACTGGCGCCAATGGCGCAGGCAAGACACTCAATACGCTGAAGTGGGTGCGTGAGCGAAGCGTGAAGGAGGGTCGCCCCGTCTGCCATAACGGGCGCTTTGAGCCAGTTGAGGGCGGTGAGCTTTCGAACTGGAAGCGGATCGATTTCAAGGATTGGCAGAAAGAGCCTGACGGCACCATCTTCCTGATTGATGAGTGCCATAACGATATGCCCGTGCGCGGTGCAAGTGCAACCGTCCCGGACGAAATCCGCATGCTGGCCGAGCATCGGCGTCGGGGCATGGATTTCTACCTGGTCACGCAGCATCCCCAGAACATCGATAACTTCGTGCGGCGCCTGGTTGGCTCGCCTGGGTGGCACCGACACCTGAAACGCACATTCGGTGCTGACCTGGTCAGTTGCATAGAGTGGGCGGCCGTCAATCCGAACTGCGAAAAAGATGGGAGCGGCAAGACCGGCACGGTCTCCATGGTCGGTTTCCCGAAAGAGGTCTACGGCTGGTACAAGAGCGCAAGTCTGCACACAGGGAAAAAGAAAATTCCGCGTGCTGTCTGGACGGCTCTGGCTGCCGTGATCCTGGCGCCGACGATGATTTATTTCGCTGTCAGCGGCGTCTACAAGAATGTAGTCAAGGGCAAGGCCGAGCCGGTGGCCACGGCGGGTGCGTCGCAAGCACCAGGACGGGCAGGAAATGAGGGTCGCGTGCTGACAGCTGCGGAATATGTAGACGCTCGCGTGCCTCGCATCCCTGGCTTCCCACACAGCGCACCCGCTTACGATGCTGTCACCCAGCCCGTCGAGGCGCCATACCCTGCTGCTTGCGTCGTCATGCGCGGGGAGTGCAAGTGCTACACGCAGCAGGCAACCCTGCTGTACATGCCTGAGGGCCTGTGCAAGCACATCGTAGAGCGCGGCTTCTTCGTTGATTTCAAATTGCCGCGCGACGCTCCTCGCCGGTCTGCAGATCAGCCTCGGCAGGAGGTGCGGCCAGTCCAGCCAGTGCAGCAGCAGCCCCCGCAGCAACTGCAGGTTGTCGTCGCGCCTCTCCCGCAGCAGGACCCTGGCGCGGCCTATCTGCAGGGTCTATCTGCTCGCAATGCACAGGTGCGCAGTGGGCTGCAGTGATGTCACCGCCCAGCCGCGCGACGTGCCCGGCGATGTGCTCAGTGCGTCACTAGCGCGCCTGCCGCTTGCTTCCTGTGGCGCTATTGCACGCCCTGCAGCGTCGTTGCCATTGCGCCTGCGCTGGCCCCTGTACGCGAGGCGCAGCGCCCATGCCAAGCGGGCCGCAATCCGTCGCCCTGAGAAACAAGGTAGCCCCCGCGTAAGCGGCTCTGTGTTCTGCCTGGCCGTGGGCCTGGATAAGGCCAGCGTGCGGGTGGCCCGCCCATGCAGGCGGAGCGCAGGGGCGGGCCGCGCGCAGCGCGGCCTAGATTTATCCCATAAACACTTTGGGACATACAGGGCAGCAGGGCTCTGAAAAAGGTGAACCCCGCGACGGCGGCAACCGTCCGGGGCTCGTGACGTCAACCAACACGACTGGTCAACATGATCCGAATTATCTGTGATGCGAACCCTACGCGTCGATACACCCCTGAAGAACTGCTGCACATGCATCGTCGTGGCGAGGCTCTCACAGTCTTTGATGGCAGCACGGGCGAGGGCATGCGTGTGAAGGCCCATGACCTGGGCAATGGGCACATGGAAATCACAGGCACGGCCCCCACGGTCTGGGTGGAGCGTGAGTGGAATCACATAGCCCTGGAGACCTACCTGGAGCGCGTCATTGAACGGCGCGAGGAAGAGGCCGAAGAGATGCGCGAACGGTCGCTGACCATCGCGGCGAATCGTGCAAAGGTCAAGGTGCGCAAGCTCTGCAAAGCGATGGGATCAGACACCCTGCTGACGCTCACGTATCGCGCAAACGAGACGGACCTGGAGCGATCCAAGAAGGATCTAAAAGAGTTCGTGCGCCGCATGCGTCGGTACATGCCTGAGTTCAAGGCTGTGGCCGTGTATGAGTACCAGGCCCGCGGGGCAATCCATTGGCACATTGCGACGGCAAATGTGCCCCGTGTGTTCGAGCGCAAGAATGACCAGGGCCAAACCTACCAGGTCAAAAGCTTTGACGCTATCCGCAGCGTCTGGCGTGGTGTCACGAAAGAGCGTGGCGGCAACATCGATCTGGCCCGGCGCAAGCGCAACAGCATGCGTTCCCCTGCTCGCATTGCCTCGTACATCGCCAAGTACATCGTCAAGGCATTCCGCGAGGGGCAGGCCTTCACGAATCGCTACAGCACCTTCGGAGACTTCGAAATGGGCAAGCCCGTCGACCTGGGCTGGTTCCCTCGCGTCGCAGATGCTGTGTCGGCTTGCTATGACTGCATGCTTCAAGGTCAGGCTGTTGTCTATTCGGACCTTTCGCGCTGGCGTGACTGGTTCGTACTGCACGCAGAGGTGCCAAAACGGCCCGCCACGCGTTTTTTAGAAGGGGGTGGTTATGCAGGCATCAACTGACCCTAAGCGCGCAAACAGCACCGGAAACGCTCGCCTGCGGCGATACCGCGACGGCAAGAAGCGCGTTGATCTGTACATAGACCCTGGGCTGCTGTAACAGGTGCGGCGGATCGGGAAGACCTATGAGGCCAGTCAAAGCGAGGTCATCGGTTGCATGCTGAGGCACGCGTTGACGTCGCATGACTGGATGCGCTTCGGGCTGCTGTGGCGGAACAAGTGACGGGGTCGGGACGTAGGCATCTCGTCTACGTGATGCCGCTGTGTGGCTGTGTTCCCTACAGGTGCAGTTTGTCGCGTGATTTGACGCCCCTCCCTAGCATCAAGTCGTCGCAACAAAGTGAGTAGGAACATGCTGATTGGTTACGCGCGGGTCTCAACGCGGGATCAAGAAACGCACCTTCAGATGGATGCATTGCATCGGGCAGGTGTGCAACAGATCTATCAGGAGAAGACTAGCTCAGTGAGCGCACGCCCGGAGCTGCAACGCTGTCTCGCCGCGCTGCAGCCAGGTGACACTCTGGTTGTCTACAAAATGGACCGCATCGCTCGCTCGCTGCTGGATCTACTAATGATTCTGGATCGCATCAAAGCCTCAGGAGCTGCGGTGCGCTCTCTCACAGAGCCGCTTGATACGACAGGGCCGCTGGGTGTCTTCATGGTCCAAATTTTGGGAGCTGTGGCGCAGCTTGAGCGCGGGATCATCAGAGAGCGCACGGTTGCGGGGCAAGTTGCTGCGATCAAGCGGGGGCGTGTCTTTGGTAGGCCCAAGAAGCTTGATGATGAACAAGAAGCGGAGGCTCTACGCATGTTGGCTGAGGGCTGGAGTAAGGCGGCGACGGCAAGGCATTTTGACGTGTCGCTGATCGTCGTGCGTCGGATCGCTGATGAGGCTGCGGGCAAAAAAAACACCGGGCGTTACCCGGTGCTGCGCAAGTTCCTTGATGGTGAGTAGCCATCGCCTGTGACGGCTTCTACTATTGACTTTCATACTTTTAGTATGGACTTTCATTTCTTCTTCCGACTCGTGGTCGATCGGCATGCTTCCGAGCACGGCCAGGACACCTTGTTCGACCTGGTCTAGTGCTCCCTTGATCAGGGCTTCGTGTTCGACATCATCGCTCAGGCCCGATGCCATGCCTTCGATGAGGATTCGTACTGCCTCTTCACGCATGCCTGCTGCTGCGGCGATTTGCGCGTGCTTCTGATAGCTGCAGGGCCTGCCCTTCTTGAAGCCGCTGATATGGGTCTCGGGTATGCCCAAGAGGTGGGCAAGCGCCTTCTGGCTGCCTACAGCACGTGTTGCGGCCTCAATTGTTTCAGCAATAGACACACTTTGCCTCTCTTGCAAAAAAGTTACTAGTCATGGTATCTTCGGCTCATTGATTACCACAGATGGTCATTGCCATCGAAGGTAATTTTCTCACAGGAGCCGCCAGCATGCCTTTTCGATCTTCCTCATGTCCTCTGCCTGGTCAGCGAGACCAGGGCGTGCGCCTGGCGGCTCCCGCCACGGTCGGCCAGGTGGGGGGCACCTCATGTGCTTCTTTGCATGCCCCCGGGCAAGTCTCTCGGGACAGTTCCGAGCCGGCCAGCTCGGCGCAATCCGCGGGGCATGCACCGTGACAGCCCTGCACGCTTCCTCGCGTGCGGGAAAGCGTAGAGCGCTGTTGCTCGCATAGCCCGAACTGCGCGGGATTTCACTACGCAGTCTGTCAAGGAAACACCATGTCTACACCCCTGCCCGCATTCATCAAGGTCCTGGTCGTGCAAGAGGTCCGCAAGGGCACCGGCAAGAGCGGCAAGCCTTACGAATTTCAAGAGGTCGATTGCCTCACTCTCGATGCGGACGGCGTCGAACTGCAGGTCGGCGTTACGCCCGTGCCTGCTCCCCTGGTCGGCAAGATCACGCGGGGCCTGTATGCCCCCGTCTACGGCATGCGCGTTGATTTCCAGTCTCGCAAGATCATGCCCGCCATCGTTGACTTCACGCCCGTGCCGTCGCTCGCACCTGTGGGCCGTGCTGCACCTGCCGCTGCAGCGCCTGCTGCACCGAAGGCTTAACCATGGTCGCGCTCACCGAAGCCCAGTTGCAGCACTTCGCGCATACGTTGGTATGGCTCGCGATGTGCGGTGGTGCCCTCGGCGCTCTCGCCTTTGGGCTGTTCATGGCGGTTATCACGCGCGGCATTTCGAGCGTCGGCAACTGGATGGATCGGCGCACCCGCATCTACACAGCGCGGATGCGTGCCACTGCCCTGCATCGCATCAACAGCAATGGCTGACCAGGTCATTCAGTGCGCGCAAGCCTGCACGGTCACCGTGCAGCACGAATTTGCCCTCCCGGTGCTCTCGTTGAGTGCCGAAGAGGGCGCAGCAATCAGCGGCGCCGTCCTGCTGATCTGGGCTGTCGGTTGGGGCTTTCGAGTCCTGATCCAGACGCTCAGAAATACCGACGGAAATCAAACTCAAGAGGACTGAAACCATGAATCGCATCAATACCCAAACCGCGCGCATTGCCGCAATCGCTGCTGCTGCAGCTCTGGCCGCTGGTGGCGCAAATGCTGCTGCTGTGGACGTTGGCGCTGTCGTCACCGATATCGGTGCGCAAGCTGTGCCTATCGGCCTGATCGGCGCCGCCGTGCTGCTCATCTTCGTGGGCGTCAAGGCGTTCCAGTGGGTGCGCAAGGCGCTGTCCTGATCGGCGGTCGATAGGAACCCGCAGACCGGCCGGCTGCGGGGCCTTTTTTAAAGCGCCACGGGTGGCGTTTCAAAGAGGGGGTGCCATGGGCCTGTTTGTAATCATTGCAATGCTGGGGGCCGCATGGCTTATCTTTTCCGCATAATTACGCTTTTAATTGCGTTTGCGCCGTCTATTTCTGCACATGCCATTGTGCAAAAAGAGACTGTTTATCAGGATCTTAAACTTGCGCCGCACACATCTGTGGCATCTGCCTGTGCTTCGAATAACGGCATTAAGCAACAGCAAAATCCTGGAACTACGGTCACTTTACTGGGCGTACTAGAGAGATCTTGTCAGCATCGTGCTGGGAAACCGCCGTCTCACATGGATTTTGAGACAGCCGTCTATCTCGATACCATCTGCCCTGCGAATAGTTCGGCTGGGGCTGCGGGGTGTGAATGCAAGTCTGGATATGCAGAGTCTAATAATCAGTGCAAGCCAAAGGATGATGAGCCGCAGTGCAAAGCTGGTACAAAGATGTATTTTGATGATCGTCCGGGGAGCGTCCCGACTGCGATGTGCGAAAAGGGCTGCGTCGTCACTTTAAATAGCACCGTGGCATTCCAAAATTCTTCGGGTGTTTGGATGTGGGGCGGTGATGGCACGCAAACTGGCGGCAAATGCGATGGCAATGCAGGCAACACACCAGGTGATGGCAGTGGCGCAGGCGGCGGCACGGGTGGCGGTACTGGTGGCGGTACTGGTGGCACGGGTGGCGGTACTGGTGGCGGTACTGGTGGCGGTACTGGTGGCACGGGCGGCGGCACAGGAGGCGGCACAGGAGGCGGCACGGGCGGTGGCACAGGCGGCGGCACAGGCGGTGGCACAGGCGGTGGCACAGGAGGCGGCACAGGAGGCGGCACGGGCGGTGGCAC